GAACCAGCAGGCTGTACAGATCGGCATGGGCGAACTGTCTGCAATCGCACACGTCACCGGGCACATCCGCGTCGGCAACTCTGCCGAATGGCATAACAAGCCGTTCCGTGTTGTCGTTGTGCCGGAAATCGACAAGGCTACTAAAGAGCCAACAGGCCGCACGCGAATTTCGAAGTTTCTCGACGCCAATGGCAACGGGCCGAAGGATGCAGGCAAGGGCGCTATGGTGTCGGGCGGAAACTTCGGCGGCGGTACTGCGCAGCAGGGCGGCGGTTTCCAGCAAAATACCGGAGGCCAGCAGCAAGACCCAAATGCGAATTGGGGAAACGGCCAAGGCCAGAACAATTCACAGCAGACTGGTGGCGGTGGCTTTCACGGCGATCCAAACGCCAACGCACCGCAGAACGGGGGCGGCTTCTCCAACGGTCAAACCGGCCAGCAGAATGCGCAGGGAGGCACACCTAACCCCGGCTCGACATTCCAGCCGAATAACCAGCAGGGCGGTTTCCAGCAGAACAACGGTGGTCAGGTCCAGGGCGGCGGTTGGAACCGTTAGTCTTCGCTGCCTTCTCCTTGAGGTAGCTTGAAGCGCGGGCGGGGTGTGTCGTTGTACCCCGCCCGATGCAGTTCAAGAGGTTCGACAATGATTGATTTTACTGTTCCGGGGGCAGCGCGACTAGCTGCCGACAGAATTACGGCGGCGGTGGACGCGGCAACAGCTAGACCGGGCAAATACTCGTGGCGCATAAAACCTAGCGCACTCGGCGGCGAGTGTGTTGCGCGACTGTGGTACGCGTACAGGTGGGTTGCGAAGAAAGACACCCCCGGCAAACTTGGCCGCATCTTTGACGACGGCGACATGTACGAACCTCGCATTGTCGAATGGCTGCGTTCGTCAGGGTGGACCATTCAAGACAAAGACCCGTCAAAGATCGGAACCAAAATTGAACAGTGGAACTTCAAGGCGCTTGACGGCCACGTCAGTTCGTATCTTGACGGCATAGTGATGCACCCGGAGTTCACGGGCGGTGTGTGGGCACTACTCGAATGCAAGAGCGCTAACAAGCGACGGTTTGGGCTACTTGTCAGCAAAAAGAGCGTCAAACTCGCAGACTTCAAAGAATACACGCAACTTTGCATTTACATGGAAGCATTCAACCTGCCGTTTGTGGTGTACGTTCGTGTTTGCAAAGACGATGCAGATTTATATGTTGAACTAGTTCCGCGCGATCCTGAGACGGCGGAGCGCGCACTACGCATTGCCTTAACTGTGCGCGACAGCCGCGCCCGCCCAGCACGTATCGCAGAAACGCCAAGCTACCACATATGTAAGAACGAATGTGACTTTGTCGGCGTATGCCATTTGGGGGAACCACCGGACCGCAATTGTCGTTCGTGCATTAACTCGATTCCAATCGAAAAAGGTAAATTTGGTTGCAACGCGTTTAGCGAAGTGATACCAAATGAAAAACACATTATCGAATTTGCTAAGACTTGCCCACACTATCAGGCGATCCGATGAACATGCTTTACGGCCATAACGGCGGGCCACCCTTAACTCTTTCACTGGAATTGCGTTATTATCAACGTAATGCAATTGACGCAATTTACGCGTATTTTCAAAGCCACGACGGAAACCCGCTTGTGTTGATGCCAACCGGGTGCCACGCCAAAGACGCACGTATTTTGATGTTTGACGGTAGCGTCAAACTAGTACAGGAAGTGCAGGTTGGCGACAAACTTATGGGGCCTGATAGCTGGCCGCGTACTGTGTTGCAATTAGCACGTGGGAGGCAACGTATGGCGCGCATACACCCCGTAAAGGGCGAACCGTTCGTTGTGAATATGGACCATATCCTTAGTTTGAAAAAAGTCAAAGAAGGCTCAAACTTAGCTTGTGAGGCCGAGCGTGTAGAGAACGTAACAGTTGGTGAATATGCAGCAAGTACAAACTGGTTTCGCCATGTTCGAAAGTTGCGCCGCGTTGGGGTTTCGTTTGGGGAAGCCGAGCAACCTCTTGACCCGTATTTCGTAGGTGCAATGTTGGGCGACGGCTCGCTATGGAATGGAACTGTACAGTTTACGTGTAGTGAACCAGTCATGGCCGAAATGATACACAAAACGGCCCAAGCTCACAACTGCACTGTCTGCGCTAGCAAGAAAGTCGATAACGCTGCAACAGACTACCGAATTTCATATATCAGCGGCAAGAAAAACCCGGTATACGCTAAACTAGAAGCTTTAGGGCTGGGTCGCACAAATTCTTACTCGGTCTGTATTCCTGAAGAATACAAAATTGCTTCACGTGAACAAAGACTTTCTGTGTTGGCGGGGATTATTGACACAGATGGTAGTTTTTCGAAAGGTGGCTACGACATAACTACCGTGTCTGTTGGCTTAGCTAAAGACATTGTGTTTGTTGCGCGCTCATTGGGGTTTGCCGCGTACTTAGCCGAAAAAGATGCAACGCTTAACGGATATTTTGTGTCAAAAGCATATCGCGTTTTTATTTCAGGCGACGTTAACGAAATTCCTGTGCGTATTGAGTACAAGAAAGCTACCCCGCGCAAACAAAAGAAAGACGTGCTTTGCACAGGGTTTCATGTCGAAGAACTAACTGAAGACGATTTTTATGGTTTCAGTCTATCGGGAGATCACCTATATTTGACCGACGATTTTATAGTTCACCACAATACAGGAAAGTCGGTAGTTTTGGGCGGGTTTGCATTCGAAATTTTGCAAATGCTGGTAGGCGAGCGTATTATTATCGGCACGCACTCCAAGGAACTCGTTAAGCAGAACGCGAACAAGCTTGAACAAATGTGGCCCGGTGCCCCTATCGGCATTCATTGCGACGGCCTAAAGCGTCGTGACGTATCGCAGCCTGTCATTTATGGCTCTATTCAATCGATGTTAAAGAACGTTGAATATCTCGGCTTTCGCAATTTGTTGTTGATTGACGAGGCGCAAATGGTGGGGCAGGCGGAAAGCGCCGAATGGCTTCTATTCATTCGTGCGCTTCAGGTGAAGAACCCGAAACTTAAAGTCATTGGCCTCACGGCAACAGGCTACCGTGAGGGCTTAGGGTGGCTGACGAACGGCCCCATTTTCACAGACATTTGTTACGATCTTACGAGCTTGGAAGCGTTCAACAAATTGCTCGCTGAAGGGTATCTTGCCCCGCTCGTATCGCCTCGTACAGTTGTGGGCATTAGCTCACAGGGGATTAAGACAGCAAGCAATGGCGACTATGTGCAGAAGGACGCAGAAAAAGCATCCATGCGCGTTACGCGCGAAGCTTTGAATGACGCGGTCAAATATAAGCACGTTCGCCATAGTTGGCTTGTGTTCGCTGGCGGTATCGAACACGCCGAGCAAGTTGCGCAAGCTTTGACTGATATGGGCGTGCCTGCGTGTGCTGTGCATTCGGGCAACAAACAATTTCCTCTTAAAGCTGCGGAGGCTGACCAACGTTTAGAAGACTTCAAAGCGGGTAAATATCAGGCGTGTGTTAACTACGGCAAGCTAACAACGGGCTTCGACCATCCACCGATTGATTTGATTGTCATGCTACGCCTGACTAAATCAACGGTTCTATGGGTGCAGATGCTGGGGCGCGGTACTCGGCCTTTTGGTGGCGACTATTATTTTCCACCTAAGCGTGACTGCCTCGTGCTGGATTACGCCCGCAACATTGAGAAACTAGGGCCAATAAATGACCCCGTTATACCACGACCGAAAGGCCAGGGTGCAGGCGATCCGCCCGTTAAAATGTGTCCGCACTGCGATGCTTACAACCACATCAGCGCGCGTTTTTGTGATATGTGCGGCGAAGAGTTTGAGTTCTCGGTTAAAGTAAAGGATAAGGCCGACCACAAGAATGAACCTTTGCGCGACGTTACGCCAGAGTATCGCGAGTTCACGGTGCAACGTGCGTTTTATCGTCGGCATAAATCGAAGCAGTCCAGCCTTGACAGCTTTTGCGTTTCCTATACAGTCAATGAACAAACATTACCATTCACGGAATGGGTGCACATTGAAAGTCAAGGGCGCGCGCGGGCTAATGCTGAACAATGGTGGATGCAACGAACGGCGCAACCTTGCCCAAACACCATTGACGAAGCGTTACAAATGCAAATGAACTTGCGTGTTCCAACTCGGTTACGCGTTCACATTAACAAACAATATCCTGAAATTGTAGGGGTTGAATATGGATGACGGGCAACGAATGGCGCTCATAGAAGCGTTAGCTAAGGATGTAACAGATAGAGTTATTGATGGGTTGCTATCGTCGGTAAGGTGTTGTCCTAATTGTGCATTCTGGCAAAAGAAAGAGGAAACTTGCCGTAACACAGTTAATTGCCCACAATTGCCCGCTCGTCCTCCGGCTGGCGTGATCGCGTTCGGCTGCAAATTGTTCATACCGGATATGCCAACATGACAACAGCACGCAAACGCGCAGCAGGCGCACCAAAAGAGCAAGAGCTTGAATTGCTGAAGGCGCTTAAGTTCGTGAGCGTTGCACAATACAAACCGGGCGACGTACAAGCGCAAGCCGACTACCAACAGCATTGTATTTTCACTAACGGTCAAGTCGTGGCCTTTAACGGCGTTATCGCGGCTGGCTACCCGATAGGCGACGAAATGGATGCTTGCCCGAACACACATTTGTTTGTTCGCGCATTAGAAAAAGTGCGCGGTGCGTACAGTCTTGCTGTTTTAAATAACCAGCAACTGGCAATAAAAACGGATAAGTTTCGCGTCCTCGTGCCGTGTGTCGCGCAATACAACATGCAGCGCGTGGAACCAGACCCGCCCCTTTACGCCTGCGGTGACGAAATAAAAGATGCGGCCAAAGCGGCGGGGATATTTTCGACAGATGGCGCGCAAACCGTCCTTCAGGCTTCAATAATAACCCGCGATTATTCATTCTGCGGCACGAACAACATGGCGATTGTGGAGGCGTACCACGGATGGCATATGCCTTCGGGGTTGCTTATACCTGTGTCTTTCTTTGATACGGTCGCCAAGGTGTCAGATAAGGTTGTTAAGTTTGGGTATACCCCCGATCTCGCGCTAACGGTCTATTTTGAAAACGGCGCTTGGCTGCGGACGCAACTTTATCTTGAGCCGGTGCCGGATGTCGGACGGGTACTAGACCCCTTGGACATGAGCCGGTGCACAGCCCTACCTGTTGGCTTTTGGGAGGCGTGCGACGCTGTTGTGCCCCACTCGGTTAGGCGTGAAGTTTATTTCGATAACACTCGTGTTATGTCAAATGATACAGACACACAGGGCGCACAACATTTACTTGAAGTTCCTTTTAGGAAACTGTTAAGCTACGATATGATACGAAAATTCATGAACCACTGCGATAAAGCAGACTTTATATCGCACGATGATAAGGCTGTGTTTTGTGGTGATAAAGTTCGTGGCGTTGTGATGGTAAAACGGTGGAATTAATGCAGGGTATGTTCTTTGACGTTCCGTTAGTGAAGCGCAAAGACGCACGATTGCGCCCGCTTCCACCTACGCCCGCTACAGGCTGGAAACCACCGACCGAGTTCCCTAATCTGTCGGCTGCAAAAACAATCGCGTTCGATACAGAAACAAAGGATTTACGACTGACCGATAACGGGCCAGGATGGGCGCGCAAGGATAGCCATATTGTGGGCATTTCCATTGCAGCGGAAGCTCACGACGGCAAGCGCGGCGCGTGGTATTTCCCGATACGCCACGAGGTTGAACCGCATTTAAATATGGACGTGAACAACGTTCTACGCTTTGCCGAACACAATCTAAACACGCACGTTGATAAAGTTGGCGCTAACCTAACATACGATATCGGCAACCTAAAAGCTGAAGGCGTGACAGTCGGCGGGCGTTTGTTTGACGTGCAATTCGCTGAAGCCTTGATTGACAGCAATGCACGGGTTTCGCTTGATACGCTGGCGCGCAAATATCTCATGACCGGCAAAGTTAGTGAAGCACTGTATGAGTGGATACGGGAGGCGTACCCAAACACGCCCGAAGCCTATTTGCGTCGTGAAATTTACCGGTCGCCACCTACACTTGTCGGAAACTACGCTGAAGCAGATGCTTGGCAACCGCTCGACATTTACCGACAGCAAGAGCGCATTCTGTACAACGAAGGGCTGTCGCATGTATTCAGACTTGAATGCGATCTAATTCCGCTTATGGTCGCTATGCGCATGCGCGGCGTTCGTGTTGATCTTGATAAAGCGCACCAAATGTTTGACGAGCTATCATTAGAAACGATTGGCCTATACGAACAAGTGAAGAAAGACTACAATTGGTCGCTCGCGTCAACAGACAGCCGCCAACTCGGCCCCTTCTTTGAACACCTTGGCATAACAATTCCGCGCACAGATGATGGCAACTATTCTGTCAAGAAAGAATGGCTTGCCTCTCTGCACCACCCCGCCGCCGATCGTGACTGGGAAAC